TGCAGATGTTGCCGGAAATGACGATTCGGGTGTTTGCGCCGGACTGTGCCAAGTCGGACAGGACGGAAATGCCCTGGCCCCTGCATCCGGTCACACGCGATCCAGTAATGCTGCAATCAGTGTTGCCACCGTAAAACGAAAAGCCGACATCGCCAATGCCGCTGATGGAGAGACCTTCAGCGTGGCAATCGACCGCCCCCACCACGAATTCGCAAGAATGGCCCGAATTCGACGCTCGAACTCCCCGGACCCTATGCCCGGAACCGTTGAGGTTGAACGGCCAATTCACGCAATTGGTAATAGTGATGTCTTCGAGCGTTATGTTGGATGGCGTGCCACTGGTCGTGATACCCGCGCTTGCACCGGGAGCGGCGGATTTGTTGCCGTCGATTGTTCCAGTGCCGGAAATCCTGAGATTCGACCCACTGATCGTGATGAAAGAGGTTGTCGCTCCTGGCGCCAGCTTAAGCAGCCCATCCAATTCCAGGTCCGCATTCGACGGAACCGTGAGGGCAGTTGCAACCACCGCGAGACCGGCGCGATGCCTGATGCGAGCGACACCCGCGAAATTGTTGAGGATCGCCTGATAGGCGGCTGTGTTCGCGGCGACATGGACCCCGGTCGGATCGTTGACGACGCCCTGGTCCTCGACTGAAACCTCGTCCATGAACCTGCTCGCCAGCATCCTCGCCGTTGATGTGCCGGTCGCGATGACATGGGATATTGCGTCAACGTATTGCTTGGTCGCGGGCTGGAGCGGCACCGCCGGATCGGCCGCCAATACAACGGGACCCGTCATCGTCCCACCGGTCAGCCGCATCGTGCCGGCGGCGAAATCGGCAAGTGTCGCTCCAGTGCCGACGCCGGTGGGCGTAACGATCATCTTCGATGCGTCGAGATTGGACACGCCTGACACGCCGCTCATGAACTGGGCGTAGGGAACCGCGGTGTTCGCCCCACCCTGGCCCAACGGGACCAGATCGGTGGCGACAGGCACGATGCCGGAGAGCAGCGCGGCAACGCTGTACGGCTGCGCGGTCGCGGACAGCGTGCTGCCCGAGAGTTGCAGATTGGCGCCGATCGTCAGCGGTTCCGGCGCGCCGGTGCCGGAACTGGCACGGCCTAACAAAACACCGGATGCAAGGGCGATTTCCGGCTGCACCCCCGCCAGAACCTGGGCACGGGTGATTTTCCGCGCGGTGCCGTTCTGACTGACGAGTATCTCGTCGGTATCCGATGCGGCCGTGGCGGGGGCGAGCTGGTCGATTGTCGGCATGCGGGCCGTGCTCCGGAAAATGGGCGCAAGTTCGCGTTCCGCATTCCGGAAAAGGAACACGGCACGCGCGGCGCGAAGGGTGGGCTAAATCAGGAGATGAGAACGGGATTGCCGTTCTGGTCGACGAGCATCAGACCGGTGTCGGTCTCCAACGCGGTGGTGGGGACCGTCGGGCTGGAAAGCGAAAGCACCGGCAGGATGACACCGCGCTGAAGGTGGCGGCCGTTTGTCGTGCCGACAGTGATGGTCACGGTATAGGCCACCCCGGTCTGGCCGCCGGCGAACCAGAACACCGCCGACAGGCCGTCCGCGGTCGCGGAGTTCAGCACGAGATCGCCTGGGGCGTTCGGCAGGATCGCCACATCCAGCGTGGCGATGGCATCGCCATCGTTGCCGGTCACAGCGGGAGAAATATTGAATTGATAGTCAAGCACGTCGCTCGGGTCCTTGGCCGGCCAAGCAAGCGGCGACGGGGCAACCGCCACGGCGCCGCGCGTCACCGGAACGAAGGCATCGAGCGTAATGCTGCGCGCGCTACTCGGTCGCCAGACATGCGTGGCCAACGTCGACATGATGCTCTCCAGTCAGGAAATCGAACAGCGGGATATCAGGCGTGCGGGCCAGGCGCCGAACCGCGACCGCTATGAGGCAGGGTCGGTCGATGCGACAAAATGCGTTCCGTCGTACCGCCAGCCCTCGGCCAAACCTTCGATGCCAGTGGCATCGACCCAGAACAGCGCGGGATGGAACCATCCGACGATCCCCTGCTCGGTCGTCAGCGTTTCGACCACGATGCCGTTCTCGATCCGTGCATAGGTTTTCATCTGCGCCCTCACCACCTGACCACGACAACACCGGCCGCGCCCTGCGCGCCGTTGTAGGCGGTGCCGCCGGGATTGCCCGCGCCGGACGCACCGCCACCGGGAAATGTGCCAGACAGGCCGTAGGTGCCGCTGTTCTGCATGCCGCCCATCGGCGCACCGCCGCCGAGACCGCCATAATACGAGATCGCGTTCTGACCGGCGGAGCCGCTGATATTGACGTCGCCACCGACCCCGACGCCGGAAGGGGCGGCGCCATTCTGCGGCGCGCTGACGGTGGCAAACACATTGAGCGCACCGCCGGTGGCGCTGACATAGGAGCCGAAACTCGATGTGCCGCCCACGCCGGGAGCACCGCCGGCGGTCGTGCCACCCGCACCGCCCGCGCCAACGGTGACGGGAACGACCTGACCGACGGTCAGGCCGGTGACGCGCTTCCTAGCGTAACCTCCGCCGGCGCCACCGCCAGCGGCGATGCTGGAGAGCGACGCATACGACCCGGAACCACCACCCCAGAGTTCGACCTCGACCTGGCTGACCCCGGCGGGAACGACGAAACTACCGGAACCAGTAAAAGTCTGAACGCCGGACGCAAATCCCGGACGCAGCGTCGGCAGCTTCCAGGTAAGGAAGGGCGCGCTCGGCAACGTGGAGATGCCACCGGCGGTAATGGCGCTCTGGCCGTAGGAGACAGTGATGACGTAGAGGCCGACCCAGCCATTGTCGATCGGCGGCGCGAGTTGCGTGCCCGTCGAGGCCGCGGCGCCGGCCTTGAGTTGCAGTTGAACACGCTGGATGCGCTGGGTGTTCTGGGCCACGCCGGAATTGGTCGGGCCACTATAGGGCTGCGTTGGATTGGCCGCGTTGTAGTAGGGCAGCACGATCGGGTTCGTGTCGGCTTCCTGCAGCGCCGCCTGAATCAGGTAGTTCACCGATTGCCCCGAGGTTGTCGGTGCGGCAAGGGTAAAGCTGGTGGGCTGCAAGTTGACGCCCATCTTCAGCAACGGATCGACGGTATCGGCCGGCAGCGAGCCATAGGCCAATGTATCGACCACCGACAGCTGGGTGATGCTGCCGGCACCCACGGTGATGGCGAGCGAGGCCGGCACGGTGGGCACGCAAGCCAGCCCATCCACCAGCACGGATGTGCCAAGTATCGCCTGTGCCAGATAGCCGAGCGCCACCATGGTGTTGCGATTGAGCGCGAGCAGATCCGTGTCAAGCGGAATGCTGCCCGGATAGACCAGGTTCCTGTCCATTTGGTTCCTCGAAAGAGTTGGTTCAGTCGCTGATCGCGGTCCAACCAATGAAGCTGACCGGCAGCACGTCGGCGATGGCGGCGTTGATGTCGGTATCCGTCACCTGGCCTTGCACCATGGCAAGCGATGCATATTCCACAGCACCGGTCCCATAGCCTCCGCCACCATCGCCCCAGCCGGCCACAGAGGCGATGCCACTGCCCAGCGGACGATAGGCGGTGATGAAGCACTGAAACGGCAGGTCCAGATTGCCCCAGCCGCCGGCGACGCCCCAGCCCACGCCGCCGGTGGCATAGCCGCCGGTATCCGTGGCGCGGGCAGGTTCGAAAACCACCGGGGGCCGGCCGGTCAGGTCGGTCAGCACCGAGACCACGGCGGCACGGGTGCCGCGTTCGCGCCCGAGTTCATGCTGGATGCGCCGGCGAAGCGAGTCATCGCTCTGGCCGGCGCGACGAACGACACGCGAACCGAAGAAGTCCTGCGCGATCATGTCGAGCCAGACATCGGTCGCCATGGCGATCCGGGTCTGCGTGCGGGCATATTGCAACACTGCGTAAACCCATGCCCAGGCCCACGCGACGCCAGTAAGCAGGCCGTCCAGCACTGGCGTGTCGTCGGGAAACCAAAGCGAGGGAAGCACGGCTTTCAGCCGCGCCAACATATCCTGCTGATCGCCGGTCATTGCCGCCCCCCTCTCATTCAATTCACCGCAATCGTGCCGGCCTTGACCACACCCGAAGCCGCCGGGGCGATGTCGGCCGTGGCGCTATTGATCTGAACCCCGCTGACATTGCTCACCGCTGGATGCGCGCCGTAGGCAAGTTGCACGATCCGGCTGATCGGCAGGGATGCGCCGATCGGCAACGCGTCGATATAGACCGCAATCGCGGCACCGACGGCACCCGCGGCCTGCGCCCGGGCCGTCGCCGGGGAAACGGCGATTGTCAGATCAACATTGGCCTGGATCACGCTGGGCGGCTGCACGGCGAAGATCGAGCCGATGGGCCGCACCGCATCCACCGCCGCCGTGACGGTTGCCAGCAACGAGCCCGAAGGGCTTCCGGAGCCATCGTCCACGGTAACAACGAAACTGCCGAGCCGCGGATTGCCGGCGGTGTCGACGTTTTCCTGGATGGTATATTCCAGCCCCTGTTGGATGTTGCCGATTGCGTAACCGATAGCGAGCGGGGTTGCCCGGGAACGGCTATCGATAAAATTCTGAAATCGCGCGCGGAAGGCGCTGTCCTGCTCCGCATCCAGCCCGTTCTGGAACGCGTTGGCGTTGGTGACGGCATCGATCCCGGGAATGGCGGAGGCAAGCAAGCTGACCGAGCCCGCCTGCACGTTGCCAGCGCTCCCAGGGCTCAGCGCCCGCACCGGCAACTCGAGCGAGGCAACCCCCGCTGCCAGCACGTAGCCGTTCTGTCCCGCGTTGAAGGCGGCAACGGCAGGCGAGGCGATCACCGCGAAGGTCTGCGTTCCGTCGGCGGTACGCACCAGCGCGCCGACGGGGACAAGGGTGACCGCCGTTGCGGTAAAGCGCGAGAACGCAACCAGGCCGCTGGCGGCGACGGCGGGAAGACGAGTGAGCGACATGTCGGCCATCCAGCTATCGAGGTCGGCCCCGGTGCTGGTGGCGGCGCGTGTCGTCTGCAGTACTTGGAGGATCAACCACTGCATCCACAGCGCGATGGACGCATTGGCTTCCACCACCGCGCGCAGGGTGGAACCCACAGTCAGGTCCAGCAGCTGCGTGGCGGCCGATTGCACCGAAGCGGCCATGTTCTGCACAAGGCTGGTAAAGTTCTGGAGCGAGAGCTGCATCGGATTATGCACCCACTGAAAAGGAAAGTATCTGCGTCTGACTGCTGTCGGCATCGACGTAACGGACATGGACGTAGACGGTCCCGGCCGCGCCGGCGGGATCCAGGGTGACGTCGATCACCGGCTCCGGCGTCCGCGCCACCGCCGCTTCCTTGAATATCTGGCTGCGCACCACGGCGCGAATGGCCAGCACGTTGCCCGGCCGGCCGATAAAGCGGGCGAGGCCCGCGCCATAATCAGGCTGCCAGATGTAATCGCCGGGGTTGGTGAGCAGGCGCCGCAGCACCCGCTGCTGTCCAAGCGCCGGGCCGGTGACGACGGCCAGATCGCCGGTTGGGCCGGTGGTGAGATCCGAGCCCCACTGATGCGAGATATCGGCCATGGATCAATCCTGCTGGCTGGGAACCGAGGTCGCGCCGCCACGGGAATCCGTATGCGTGTGCGCGTCGTAATGGGCACGCAGGGCGGAAAGCGCGCCGTGCCGGTCATAGACATCCCCATTCACATGAAGATCCCCGTTCACCCGCACCGTGCCGTCGTTCAGCAGTTTCACGAAGCTGCCCGAGGCATGCACCAACCAGCACTCGCCGGCCGGCGCTGGCGGCGGGGGTGCCGAGTTGCTGAACGCGCGCCCGACGATCAGGCCGTGCTCGGCATTGCCTTCCTGGCCCAACACCAGCACCTGATCCCCAGGGCTTGGCGGGCAGGACATGCCCCAGCCAGCACCGATCCAGGGCGAAAGCACCGGCAGCCAGCCGCTCAGCACCGCCTCCGGCTGCAACAGCACGCGCGCGGTGGCGGTGGCGGGATCGACCGAGACGACCATCGCGAAACGCGGCTGGGCCTGCCCCTGATCCAACGCGCCAGCCTGCGCCTTCATGGCATTGAGGAATCGTTCCAAAGGACTACCCCGTGACTGTTGCGACGACGTCGGCCGGTACGGCGGTCTGGCTGCGTGGACTGGCGTTCTTGGCGCGGATGCGCTGGGTGAAACCGCTGTCGCGATGCAGACGACGCTCGATCGTGTCGATGAAGTAAGTCTGGTCGAACTCCGTGCCGGTACCATCCAGGATCAGCGTGCTGCGCGGGGACAGCGACAGTTCCCCCGGCATCGACACCTCGATGACCCGCTCGTGCTGCGTCAGCTCCTGAAGCTTGGTCTGGGCGAATTTGAGTGCCGCATCCGGCGTCAGGTTGGGCAGGACGAAGACATAGCGCTGAGGCGGTCCGGACTTGCCGCCGCCCTGTCCCGCGCCGCCTTGCTGACGGGCGGCGCGGGCGGTCTGGGTGAACGCGGCTTGATTGCGCGAATTCCAGCTTTTTACCGTCACTTCGATATCCCGCGCCAGCGTAAGCGCGCGTTCCAGGCGAAGTTCGGTGGCATCGGTAGGACGAATGACCTGCGCCAGGGTCGGCGCACTGGAGGGCGGCTGGAAATGCAGCTCCTGGCCCTGCACGAAGACGTCGAAGCCTTCCTGCCGGGCGAGAAAGACCAACAGGTCCCATTCCGTGGTGGCGCGACTGAACTGGCCCAGCGTGATACGGTCGTGCTCGCTCTGGTAATAGCGGCCGACCGGTGTGGTTGTCTGGGTAATGACCGGAACCAGCTGGTGACGCCCTGCGAGGATAGTGGCGATCTCGCTGGCGGTGCGGTTGGCGAAGGTCTCCTGGGTGCGGGCCTCGATCAGCCCAGCGGTCAGATCGCGGCCATGGATCTGGACGTGGCCGAGGATGGGATCGATTGCAACCGAATCGACCGCACCCACCAGCAGGCTCTGAAACGACGCGCCGCCATCGAGACTGAACTGGACATCCACCTGAATGTCGGTCTGCGATGCCCAGAACCCGGCTGGTGCCCACGGATCGGTGCCGAGCGCCACCGCCGCCGAAAAGCGGTCCGCGCCGTAGTGATTGTTGGCGATCACCTCCGCGTCGATCACGCCGGTTATCCGCATGCCATTGGCGAGCAGACGCAGACGCGGTGCGCGCCAGGGAATAACGGCGTCATTGGGCAGCAATGCCGCCTCCGGCGTTGGGGTCCACATCCGGGATCAGCAGGGTGACGACACCGGTAAGGTTGGGGTCCGACAGGGCGTTGAGCTGGGCGATGCGCAGCCATTGCGCGGCGTCGCCGAGTTGTTCGGCGGCGATGCGAAACAGGTTGCCGCCGGCGACGGTGATGGTTCGCATGTCCTATGTGCTCGCGTTGGCAAGGTTGACGGCGGCACGGCCGATATAGCCGGACGCCTGGGTAAGCTGACCGATCTGGCGGGCCGCCTGCGCGGCGGCATTGAGGCCGGTGACGCCGGCATCGGCCGACATGGCACCGACCAGGCCGGCGGAGGACAGCGCGGCTCCGGCATCCGCCAGGCTGGTGCCGATGGTGGTTTGCGCGCTGCCGATGGCCGCGCCGGCCGCGCTGTAATCGGCACTGCCGCGCGTGGTCGCACCGGCGGTGGCAAGTGTGGACTGCGCGCCGGTCAGATCGATGCCGGCGGCGGAAGCCGGGACAACGGCACTGCCGACATCGGCGAGCGCCGTGGTGGCGAGCGAAGCCGCCGCCTGGATCACCGCCGAGGCTTCGTCACGAATGACCGTGCAACTGACCTTGTAGGGAATCCAGTTTCCGGCACGGTAGTCTGCCTGGAAACTGTCGATGACGACCGTGTAGAAGAAGACATCCCATGTCAGCGGCAACGGCAGGCCGGCCGAGCGCAGTTCGTCGAGCGCCCGGGCCCGCAATGTGGCGTCGGCGCCGGAGAAGGTGCCGGAAAAGGACAGCGCCCGGTCGTCGCGACCGAGCGCATCGATGACCCGGGCGCCGCCGGGCAGGCGATGGATCGCCAGACGCTGAGCACCGCCGAAGACGATGCCGCCGGGCACCTCGAAATCGTTGAACACGATCGGGCCGAGGAGGAGGACGATGTCGGACATGCGGGATTGTTCCGATGCGCGCCTGTCGGCGTGCGGTTGGGGTGGCGGCGCTATGGAGGTAAAGCCGGAAACGCGGCGGCCCGCGACATCCGTCTGCCGCATTCATCGATCGGGTATCGGATGCCTGCGGCCTATGCCGCGCACATGAACGCAACGGGTCGACCCTCGCCGAGGGTCTGGTCGCCGCTGGATGAAAGATCAGTGGCAGGTCACGACCGGCCGTGATTCCCTACAGTTTCGGGTAATCAAACTTCAGCGCCATCGACTTGGCCGGCAATCGAACAGGCTCGGCGAAACCCGACAGATCGGGCGGCGGATCACCCCGGGAACCACAGCATGCAGGGAATGCGGAGAGAGCCGTTGGCGATCAGACATGCCCCGTTTTATAATTACTGATATTCGTAATATAGTCGTGTATTGAATTTTTAAATTTCCTGCAGCCTGATTGGCGTTTGTTTTGGTATCAACAGCACCACCGAAGATTCGCCGTTCCAATGAATGCCGATCTCGGGATACGTGTCCATCACATCGGTTTGGAGAATCTTGTTTTCTTCGGATGCCGATCCGGTGTCCATATTGCCTTTAACTACATACGCGGCGTAAGAAAAGGCTCCCGACAGTGCATTTCCACAATCTTCTAATCTCGTGACGATTGCCATTTCGCCGCTGGGAGAAGCAATCCGGAGATCCTGTGACGTACATTGGGGAAATGCAGCAATCGCAACGAATAACAACGATAGGAACGCGGCACACAGCACGATGCCTATTAACAGCCCACGTAGGAAAGCCAGCATTCTATGCCTATTCCGGGTTACGAATATGCGGGAAATAATCCACCAGCGCAGGCAGGAAATTTTGATTTCGGGCGGTAGGGCGGCTCGTTGTTGTTGGCGGGACGTTATCGGAGAGCTTTACGCTCAGGATGTGGACGCGGCTGGCTCGATCTCGCCGTTACGGAGACAATCATCTCGCTCGTGTTGATATTTATATATTTGAATTTTTCAAAATCCTTGGTTACGGATACATCCATAGCAATGCTGAATTTGATTTGGGGGTCATTTTTTTTATCCACAAATAGGAATGAACTGAAAAACGATCTATACAATGCCGCAGCGCCCACTTGGATGTTCCCCCTGATTTCGGACGAACCCGATGCATCATTGGTCAGCGAGAGGAACCAACCTTCCGGAACCTGGGGAATGGAACGAATTGTCGCGCCGGTTATTTTCAACTCAAAATCGACGATCCGCTCGGTCTCGCCAATTTTGGCAAAGGGGACAGACAGCCATACTGTTTCGGATTGAGCAGACCGAGTTGTCACCGCGGCAAGCCCGAGCAGCAGGCATAGTATCAGGATTTTAGTGCGTTTCATCTGGGTGATCGCTCAGCATGGCCCATTACCGTTACAATGACCTGGACTTTCCCGAGGGCTCTCTTATCGCCAGTTAATACATCGAAAGCGTGCGGAGTAAGATCAATTACGATCTTGGGATCAGGCCGCAAAGGACGGATCACCATTCCATCCGGCCTTCTTTCGAAAGGCCCTGTGTCGTTTATGATGACATCCACCGATCTGCTCGGGTCGGATTGCAATTGGACGCGCACTTTATCTCCGATTTTGGCCCTATCTGATGTCATTGCGGCAGTTAAGCCGTTTCGATCGAATGTCCGTCCGCTCGCTGTCCTGTTTCCAGGTTGATTATAGAAGGTAGCGAAGCCTGTAAGTTCCCTTGTTTCGGCTACGGGCGCAAGAGTTTGTGCCTGCGCCGCTGGGACGATCAAGCGCAATATCGCATTCCCGATCCGCGATGACATCGGCTCGCCTGGATCGGTGTTGGCGGGCAGATCGTTGCCTGGCGGCTCAGGCGGCTGAGCCTGGGGCGGCGGTTCGGTCGGCACGGGCTGTTCCGCCGCCGCATCCGCCCGCCAGACCACCCGGACCGGCAATCGAATGGGCTCGGCGAAACCGGACAGATCGGGCGGCGGATCGCCCGGGAACCACAGCAGGCAGGGGATACGGAGATCGTCCATGGCCGGCTCAGCCTCCGGTGGGCGCGCCGGCCCACTCCGGGCTGATGCGGGGGTCGATCCCGGTGGTGCCGGCCGGGGGACGGTTCACCTGACGCGCGAGGTAGCGACCGACCCAGCGACCCAGCAGGGCGCCGTCCAGATGCAGCTCCGCCTGGGTCGGTGCGTCCTGGTGTTGCTGCGACTGTTCCGACGGAGCGGGCGATGGTGGCGCAGTGGTGGCGGCGGCGGCCGGCTGGGACGCGGGCGGCAGTGTCGACGGCGCCACCGGGGCAGCCGGACGGACGTCCGAGGGGCCGACAGAAGGATATGGCGCGGCGGGGCGGATTGTTGCGGATGCTACCGCCGGCGCAGGCGGCGCGAGCGGCGCCGACAGGACCGGCTCGACGGGAGCGGTCGGGGCGAGGAAACGCACTGCGGGCGCGGAGGGCGAAGCCGGCTGCCGCGCCGCCGGTGGGGAGGCGGAGGGAGCCGTGGGGATTCCCCCGACATCGACGGCTGGCGGCGCCGCCAGAGCGACCGCTGGTGGCACCGCCGCCGTCTGGTTTGCCCCGGGCATGGGCCGGGCGGCCAGCAGCTCCGGCGGCGACGCGACGGAGCGCTGCGTGGGGCTCGGCGGCGGAAAGGCCGGCGCGGCGGCGGCGCGCGGTGCTGCCTCGGATCGCTCCGGGACGGGTACTGGCGGTCTGGGCGCGGGCGGCTGGGCGGCGGGACGCGCCGGCGTGGTTGCCGGCAGCGCTTCCGACAAGTGGCGCAAATCCACCAGGCCGGCGGCGGAGTTGGCGATGGCGCGGTCCAGCGCGGCGAGATCCCGGCGGATGGCGGCGATGCCGGCGGCCACGCCGTTGTCGAGCGCGAGCGTGATGCCGATGGTGTAGGCGTCGATCATCGCAGGGCTCCGTTGAGCGCCTCGGCAATGGCGGCGCCGACGGAACGCGCGATCTCCGCCGCATGCGTCGCCGCCGTGGTGGCGAGGAAGGGACGCGGGGGGACGCGCATCGTGCCAAGCTCCTGATCGACCGCGACCGGGTCGTCGGAGCCGACGACGGCGCTGTCGGCATCCGTACGGTGGTCGATGGAGGCGCGCAGCGCGCCGGTGCGCAACCAGGGCGTTGCGTGATCGCCGCCGGGCGGGTTGGAAAGCGATTGCCGCACCGCCGCATCCAGCCGCTCCGCCGCGTCTTCCAGCGCCGCATGCTGCACGGCGGGAAGATCGAGGCGGGCCAGGCGATCGGCAAGCGCCCGCAGACCGTCGAGAGCGATCATGTCCGGTCCTTCCAACTGAGGCTCGGCCAGTCGAACACCCGGCCTTCGAGCGTGCCGAGAACGACGACGAAGGCGAGACGCTCGTCCTCGGGCAGGGAAAAGGCGACGTCGAAGGGCACCCCGTGCCTGACCAGGTAGAGACAATCGATCAGGTCGGGGTGCCGGCTCAGTTTCCCGCGTTGGCCACGGTTTCGGGCGCGCGTGGCGGCGGGGCGGGGTCCAGCGCGGCGGCGACGGCGGCGATACCGGCGTCGCCGAGGCGAACGACCAGGGCCTCTATCTGCTGCTCGCTCGCCGGCTGCGGCACCGGAACGTCGTCGATCGCGGTGACGGAGACGGCGAGCATTGCCATGCCGAGCCAGCGGTCGTTCTGGGCCAGCACCGGACCGGCGGCCTTGAACAGGCGCAGCCGGTCGAGCGCGGTCATGCGCCGGAGCGTGAGCCGCCTGCCCTGCCCGTCCGTCACCGTCTTCTCGGCGGCGGCGGCGGCGAGGATTGTTGCGCTCGGGGTCATCAGACGCGCTTGCGGCGGGAGGCGAAGAATTCGAGCTTCTGCTTGACGCTGGAATCGCCCTTCCACTGGCCGGCGCTGGCCAGGTGGAAAGTGACGCTTTCGTACTGATAGGTGGATACGGAACCGTCCGGCTCCGTCACATACTGGTAAAGCGTGCCCAGCCCGACATGGTTGCCGGCGTAGAAACTATTCTCGGCGGCGGCGATGAAGTCGTCGACGGCGGAGTTGCCGCGCTCGACCTCGAACGTGCCCTCCCAGCCCTTGGGCAGTTCGGTGCCGAGCTGGGTGCCGTCCAGGCGATCGACCCGGACGGGATGGGTGAGCTGGTGACTCTCGAAGGCGGTGACGTGGGTAAGGTCGATGCGGCCGTTGGGGCCCATCACGACGAGCTGAGTGTCGCGACCGACCGAGAAGGTGTTGAGTGCCATCTATTATGTCTCCTCAGGCCGGCTGACCGCCGGGCAGGGTCTGGCGAGCGACCTGCACGGTCTGGCCGCCTTCCATGTTGACGATGAACTTTTCGTTGATCGCCTGGTACTGGACCTGCGCGTCCGATTGCACGTAGCCGAGCGCGGTGCGGCTTTGCGGGTTGTTCGAGGTGTCGCAGATGACGCTGAACGGCAGCGACCCGTCGGCGCTGCCGAGCAGACCCTGGCCGAGCATATTCTGCAGAAAGCTGAGCTGCGTCGCCCGGACGCGGCGGAACAGGTTGGCGTTGATGAGCTGGCCGACATAGATGCCCATGCCGGCGGCGAGCGTGGCGGCGATGTAGTTGGTCAGGCGGGTATAGTTGTCGCCGTTGGTGCCGGTGTTGCTGGACGAGTTATGCCCACCGCGCACGCCCCAGAAACTGCCGGCGGGCTGCGGGTTGGAGATCACGTCGATCCCAGCGCCGAGCAGCACCGCCAGTTCCGCCGACGAATAGGACGTGCTCTGGCCCGATCCCGGCGTGCCGGATTTCTGGCTGCCGATGATGCCGTAGAGCTGCTTGTTGAGGCTCGACTGCTCGGGCGAGAGGTTGGACAGCCGGCCGGCGACGAAGCCCTGCGGGCAGACCAGACGGACCGTGCCGTTGACCTGGTCGTTCCACCACAGCCAGTCGCCGAACATCAGCTTGGCGGCGTAGCTGTCGAGGCCGGCCTGCTGCTTGACCGTGACAGCGTTGCCGATCGTGTCGCCGGCCGGGCCGGTGAGGATCATGTAGACGCCTTCTTGCAGGCCGAACGATGCCTGGGTGGTCCATTGCGTCGGATCGTCGGCATCCGCGAGCAGACCGATCGAGCAGCCTTGGCCGCGCAGCGCATACATGCCGTGGCGAGGCGGGGTGTCCGTACCGACAAGCGTTGCCGCATTGACGGTCACTGCGCCGTCGGTTCCCGCGGTGCCAGAGCCAAGGGTCAGCGCAAAGGCGGCCGGCGCGACGATGGCGCCACCAGCGTTGGCGGTAACGAATTGCGAGGGGCCACGCTGCGGCCCCTGCCCCTGGTTCACCGCGGATGCGAGCGCGACCCAAAAGGCAGAGCCGGTGCCGGCGATATTGTCGAACACCTCCGGCGCGATGCCAGGGAGCGAAACGGTTAGGCGCCAGCTATTCGGCCGTGAACCGGGATTGAGCGCCAGCGCGACGGAATTGCCGAGCGATCCGGTGTAGAGCGCGGTGAAGGTGGCCGTGGTTGCGGGAACCTGCACCTGTGCGGCGGTGTCGGTGCCATCGGTCACGCGCACGCAGCGGAAATTCTGCGCGCCCTGCTGCACGGCGGTGGCGATCTGGGTGCCAAGATCGTATTTGCGCGCCATCACCGGGCCGAAATTGCGCGCATAGTCGGCCATGGTGGCAACGATCACCGGCTGGCCAACCGGCCCCCAGGCGGCTGTGCCGACCGCACCGACCACATTGGTCGGCACGCCGTTGAGCACCAGATTCTGCGGCGGGACGATCTGGACATAGAGATCGGGCACCACCAGAGCGGTGGTGTTGATGCTGCCCTGTTGAACGATCGGCATGTGGTTCAGTCCTCCTTCGGCGCGGGCGCGGCGGACGCAGTGCCGACACGCACGACATTCGCCGCGTGCTCGCTGTTGAGGATCGCGGCGATGCGTGCCGCGTCGGTGATTGCCTCACCCCGGGCGAGGCCGCCGAACGGCCTCACCACGACCAGATGCATGTCCATGGTCACTCCAGTTTTATGCGGTAAGATTTTATGCGGTGAGATTCTGGGAATTCAGCGCCAGCACGCCGAACAACATCGAGGTCTGCGAGGCGACGACGGTCGTTGCGTATTCGACGTTGTAAAGCAGGTCCCGACGGTAGAGCGAGGCGTCCTGAGACTGGTCGAACACCGTGCTGGCGGCGTATCGGATCCGTGCCACCGATGTGTCCGCCAATGTGATGAAGTTCATGGCGGCAAAAGCGGTGTCGATCGCAACAGCGGCCGCGTCGCGGCTGGCGGGCGTCGGGCACCAGCAGGTAAGCCGGAAATTCTGACGCTGGCGGCGGATTTCCCGCATCGCCGGCGCATCGGCAACCACGCGGGCAAGCAGATCGCCGGCGCCTGGTATGGTCAGGATGGCGCCGCTGAGCGTAACGATGCTGTCTGCCCGGACCAGGGCGGCAAGATTGGCCGCGACCAGCGCGGGGGTATCGTTCGCCACGGCGCGGTAGGCGTAGGGCTTGCCGTCCACCAGCAGGCCCGCGGCCTGTCCCGCGTCGGCACTGCCCGCGAAAGCCACGGAAATGCCGGAGACGGTCGCGGTCAGCGTGGGCACGACGGGGGAGACTTCCCATTCCTCGGGATAGCGGGTGGTCAACTCCGTCGCCGCCTCGCCGGCGAAGATGGTGACGTTGATCCGGCCGGCGGCGAGATCGGCATCCAGCGCCGTCGGATTGGGCCAGCCGCGATAGATGCGGCACGGCATGCCCGGCACGCTGTCCGCGCCGGTACCGTTCGGATAGAGGGCGGCGGAGACGAGTGCTGCGAGCGCCGTCTCCACATCGGATTGATCGGCCATCAGGTAGTCGCCTGCTTGACGGTGAGACGCCAGCCGAGTTCGGTCAGTTCGGCGGAGGAGATCGTGGCGGTACGGCCGAGCTCGTCGGTCATCAGATCGGCCGGACGCAACAGCGCGCCGGGAAACGCGGGCAGCAGAACGGTCCAGTAGGGAATGGCGCCGTCGGTGGGCAGGTCGGCATCCGGATGGCCGCTGCCGGAGGCACCGAGCACGCTGGCGGGCCAATGGGTCAGCAGCGTGGTGGCATCGGCGAGCGAAACACCGCCATACAGGTTCACGCCATTCGTCGTGGGCGCGGCGGGACGGACGAAGCTGACGACGCGGTTGGTGCTGACGCAGAGCGCGGGCAGCAGGCGTTGCTGCGCGGCGACGAACCAGATGGCGCCGTCCTGCGCCAGATAGTCGCCGGGCCTGGTGTAGGCGGTGTCGAACACGCCATGCCAGAGCGCCGCGCCGTAGCCGTTCGGCTGGGCGAACTTGCCGTCCGGCCCAGTGAACGCGGCATGCAGGCGCAAAAACCGGTTGGCGGGCGCGAGCGGCTGGGCCGTGCTGTTGGGACGATACGCGTCGGCGGAGGCGCCGAGGCGACGGGCCGCCACGTTCAAGCCCCAGCTGATACGATCCTGCAAACGGCTCTGATCCATGTCACACCACCAAGGCGATGCTGCCGCCGGACGCGAGCGCCGGGCCGGGCGGCATGCCCAGGAAACCGCAGAGACGGCGGCGCCAGTCGTCGAACAGCGCCGCACGGTCCTCGGTCTCCGAGCGGTTGTGGGTCCAGACCGCCGCCTGATCGGTGTCCAGGTTCTCGCCGGATCGGGGAACGGCGAATTCGAGCGACAGCAGCGTAGTGAGGTAGCGACGCAGCACGGCTTCCTCGGCGGGAGCGAGGTTGTTCAGGCGGAATTCCATCAGGCCGTACGCCTGGTAGAATCGCCAGTTCTGGAAGCCCGCCGATCCCGCGCCATAGGCGGGATAGCCGCAGAAGCGGCGGGCATCCGTCTTTTCCGCATCCGTGAGCGACATCAGAGATAGGACCCGTCACCACGCGTGAACAACACCGTGCCGGAACCGCTGGCGAGCAGCGCCGCCACGTTGGTTATCAGCGTGTTGATCCCGAGCATGATCCGGGAATTCGGCAGCACCGGCATGTCCGCCGCCGTGGCGACCACCGAAGGGTCGGCCCCGAAACGGACATAGGCAAGCGAGGTGGTGGTGTTGGTCACCACCACCGAATCGCCGCCGCCAGCCAGCGGAACGCTGGCCGAGGTCGCGGTTGCACCAAGCGCGACCGTTCCGGCTGGGCGGAACGGCAAGGTTGATCCGATGGCCATGTCTGTTCCGCTCCCTGCTGGTTCAGCCGATATGCTCGATCATCGCCGCCCGCTTGAAGGCGGCGTTGGTCGCGGTGGGGATCGTGCTGGGGTTGGTGGTGGTATCGGACGGCGTGCAGAAGCCGCCGATCCAGTACCAGGACTGGGCGATGATCTGCTGCAAGCGGTCGATCGGCTCGCGCGTCACCATCGCCACGCCATCGACGATGGAAACGATGCTGTCGGCGGGTGCGATATCCTCCGCGGCCATGCCGGCGAAGTCGCCCTCGATCAGCGCACCCTGACCACAGACGATCGGGCGCCGGATCATCAGGCCCGCCAGGCTGGGGTGCGGTTGCACGAAAGCTTCCGTGGTGGGGATGAAGCGCAGGCCGAGAAAGTCGTTGACCATGCCCTGACGGAACACCTGGTTGGCCGAGGTGGCGCCCTGGAACAGCTGACGGAAATCCGGGTCGGCGAACAGCTGGCGCGCCGAGACCGGATCCAGATAGCAGTTGTAGACGCCGTCGATTTCCGGCACCGCGTTCATGCGCAGCTTGGCCACCGCATCAAGCAACGCCGACATCGTCAGCGTGTCGCCGGCGAGAAGGCTGGAGGTATTGCCCCGCTGCGACGGACGGACGATCACCGAGGCAATCGCCGAGGTGACGCTGTTGCCGGCGGTGCCGTCGGATACCGACACGGCACTGGACAGGGTCAGCACGCCGGAGATGCCGTTCGGCGCGGTGGAGACATTGGTGGTATCCGTCACCGCGCCGAGCAGCGTGTAGGGATTGGCACCGATGGTGACGGTCAGCGTGTTGGACGTGCTGACCGGCGTCTGCACACCGTTGACGAAGACGGTGAGAAAGCCGCGGATATCGTCCACCGCGACCGCCGCCCCCGGCGAGCCAAGCGTGGTCCGCACGCGGGTGTTGCCGCCGAAATAGGAATTGAACAGGGCGTTGCGGGCCAGCTCATCCAGGCTGCGCGCCGCCTGTTCGCCGTTCACATGGGCATTCTGCAGGAACTGCGAGGCGATGCCGACACGGCTGGTGACCATGTTGAGGTCGGTGGTCGCGGCATAGTGGTTGATGGTAAGCGTATATTGCTCGATCCCCCAGGTGCTGGGCGTGAGGCCGTTGTCGAGGTTGGTGTTGGTGGCGGGCGGAACCGGGGTCGTGACCGACGGCTTCAGGCCGGCGCGGGTCTTGGTCAGCGTCTCACCGATGCCGACGGCGATGTCTTCGCGGTCGGCACAGGCGCGATAACCAAGGCGGGACTGCAGTGCCTGCTCGAACTCGCGTTCGAGGAAGCCCTGCTGGATGATCGGCTGAAGGGCGGCGGGGAAATTCTGGATACCCATGCGAAAAATTCCTTGAGCTTGTTAGCGGCGTTTGATGAGGTCCGCGCGTGCGCTGCGGTACTCGGCGTCGGTCATGTCCTTGGCCAGCTTCTTGCGCGGGGCCTGCGCTGGCGGCGGCGTGGACGAGGAGGAAGACGACACGCCCCCGAACAGCCAGGGCTTGTCCCGCTTCATCCGCGCCATCAGCGCGCCCGCGCCATCGACCTCTCCGGTCGGCGACAGCTTCACGGCGGCGAGATCGAGAAGTTTCAGGCCATCGAGATCCACCATGCCGGCGCGTATCGCTTCGGCCTTCAGTTCAGCGCGGATCACGCGGGCATCGGTGTCCGCGTGGCTCGCGGCGAGCTGGCGTTCCAGCGCATCGGCGCGCGCGCGCAGTTCGGCCAGCGGGTCGGCGGGATCGGGGGGAAGTTGGGGTTCGGTCATACACCCTTCCTGACGTTCTTGCGGGAGTTGGAAATGCGTGCCAGCTCAGCCGGCACGTCCTCGATGTCGTAGGTGTCGGCGATCGACTTGACGGCGGTTTCACGGCTGATCTGGCCGGAGGCGATGAGGGTCGCGAGCGTCTGGGCGTCGCGCTGACGGTCTTCCGCGGTCGAGGGATACCAGCGGGGCCATTTCAGGCTGAGCCGCGCGGTGGGATCGAGGGCACCGATCTCCTGCTCCATCACCTTGAGGCGGTAGACGTTGGAGGCACGCAGGATCATGCGCGCGAGTTGCAGCAGCGCACCCTCGCCGTAGCTGATACGCAAATTGTCGGCGAGCCAGATCAGGCCCTGGTTCATCAGCTCCAGCGCACGGCCGGACTGCGCGGCTGTCAGCCGGTCCGCGCTGGCGCGATTGCCGTGGACGCTTTCCAGGGCGTATTCCCGCAAGCAACGGACATATTCGATGACGGCGGCCGAGGCCGTGCCGCCGATCTCCAGCAGCTTGGCATCCCCCTTCTCGCTGACCACCAGGGCATTGCCGACACCCTTGACGATCTCGTTGTCGGTGGTGGCGGGCTCTTTGATCAGCAGCGTGGGATCGGAACTGTATTTCAGGCCGCGGCCGGCCTGACTGAGCTGGTAGTCGATCTCGATCTGCGTCTCGATCGCAGCACGAAACGTGCAGGCGCCGTCGTTGGCATCGCCGGTCGCGGACAGGCCGGGGAGATTTCTGATCCAGACGATCGGCACGAAGCCAAGGCCGTGGCGAACCGAACGTGCGTCGTCGATCTGGGGCTGGTCGGCGCACCCGGTCGGTTGCGGCAGGAACCAGGTTTCGTTCTGATTGTCCCAGGTACGAGAGAACCAGTATTCCCCGGTCGGGTCGGCGATATCGTAGCCGCCGGCAGCAAGAAACGTGCCGGAGACCTTGTAGGTCTCGGTGATCGAGGCGAGCGTATCGGGCGCTTCCCGGTCCCAGACCGGCGTCAACCAGGTCGTATCGAGGACGCTGAAAAAGACGCGTCCGCGCAGCACGCGCATGAGGACGGCGACCGATCCGATAGAGCCGCGGATGGCGGCTTCGGTCATCACCTGATTGAGGCGCGCTTCCTTGACGATGTCGGCGAGCGTGGCGCGCAGCGCGCGGTCGGCGCAGTCGATCGTCGGAAAATGCCCCTCGCTGAACAGCAGCGAGACGCTGTCTTCGACGACGATGCGGCTGAGGGCGTAACGGACGGAGGGGCGGCGGTCGCGGAGCGGGATATACTCGCCACCGGCACCACGTTCCTCATGGAACTGGTTTGGCAGCACGTCGTAGAACGTGCCGTCCAGCACGCGCTTGAGAATGTCCAGCGCACGGGCGCGCGGCGGATAGTCCTGGTCCCGGGGGATCAGATCGCAGATGGTTTCGAACATGGGTTTCCTGTCGGGCCGGGGCGCGGCTGGCGGCGGGCATCTTGTGATAGAGGCGCTACCGCGCCACGAAGGGCACGCTCATGCGACGCGATGGTAAGGTGGTGTCGGTCAGCGCGGCGAAGGCGCGAGAGAGCGCGTCGACCTGATCGTCCTTGGTGCCGTGCGGAAAATCGCTGAGTTCCTCGATGAAGGCGTGGTTCCAGGCAGCGCGGACAAGGGCGACATTGCCGGCCTCGATCTGCGCGGCGGCCGGCGTGGCGCGCGCGAGCTTCGATCCGGTTTCGGCGGAGACGATCACCTTGTGCCCGGCAAGCTGGCCAGCGAGATAACTCGCGACGAAGCCGCCGGCGGAGCCGGGGTCTTTCGGCAGGGAGATCGCCACCGTCCTTCCGTCCAGTTTGGCGGCATGCAGAATGGCGGCTTCCACTTCGTGCGGACCGCCGCGCAGGCGGATCAGGTCGAGAACGGTGAAGCGGTTGTTCTCGTCGCGTTGCAATTTCAGCCCGACGGTCCAATCCGGGTCGTTGCCGTCGCGCTTGGGCGTGGCGGCAAGATCCCAGGCACGTACGGTTCGCGCCGGCAGCGAAGCTGGCGACATGTCGAGCACCACGATCGGCCTGACATTGAATAGCGCACCTTCGGCCGGGCGCGGCGATTGCTGATACATCGCCGACCACACCCGCTCGCCCACCGTGGCGCGCTTGCGGGCGAGATCGGCTGTGTCCTCCCACTCTGGCCACAGCGGCATGCCTGGGGCGCGATGGAGCGGATCGTCCGCCTCGGCCAGCGCCGGAAGGCGCAGCACGCGCCACTCGTCGCGCTGGCGGGCAAGCAGACGACCGCCGAGATCGTCCTGATGCCAGCGCGTCATGATCAACACGATGCGCCCGCGGGGCTTCAGGCGAGTGACGAGATCGGAGCGATACCAGTTCCAGACCAGCTCGCGGAACACCGCGCTGTCGGCCTCGGCGTGCGACTTGACGGGATCGTCGATGATGGCCAGATCGGCGCGGCGCCCGGTGATGGGACCGCGAACGCCGGCAGCGTAGTAGTCGCCGCCGGTGGAAATGCGCCAGCGCCCGGCGGCACGGTTGTCGGAAACCAGGCGGTATCCCAGAAGCTCCGCGTGTTCGGACACATGATCGCGGACCTGGCGACCGAAATGCTGCGCGAGGTCGGCGGTGTGCGACGCGGCAATGATCGAGCTTCTTGGATGGCGGGTAAACCACCAGACCGGGAACAGAATAGAGGCATAGGTGGATTTCGCGCTGCCCGGCGGCAGCAGCAGCATCAGGCGATCGGTCTCGCCGCCGGCAATCAGTTCCAATTCCTGGATCAGCAAGCGATGATGGGCGGCGGGCGTGTAGCCCTGCGGAGACAGGGCGGACCCGGCCCATTCCGTGAGGCTGATCCGCGCCGCTGGTTGAATGGTCTGTTCCCCTTGACGCTGGGGATACGATGCGTCGGTCGGGATGGGTGGGAACGGCGTGCCGTCCTGCGCGCGTTCCTCCATCATGGACGAATTGATACAGCTTTCTGGGGCATCTGGGCAAGGTAAATATTCCTGTGATACGCAATTTTTCTCAAATCCTCCTGCTGGGGCTGATCCTGACGATTGGCGCATGCGGTGAGCGCGATCTGGGAGAGCGGTTTCAGTCGGGGCATGTGTTCCGGCTGGCAGGGCTGGAAGGCCGCTGGGTGGGAGAGGTGACGCCGGAAGGTCCCGGCTGCGGCGCGGCCACCAAGGGAACAATGAACATCGGCCCGACGAGATTCGGCTTCGATCCGTTTCAGAGCACGGTGGTGATCACCGGGGATGTGGCACCCGATGGCCACATGAAAGGGACGATGGTCCGCCCCGGCGCGGAGAAGCAGGTCAGTTCCATCAGCTTCCAGGGTCAGGCAAAAGACGGCACCGCCAAAACCGAAACGATCATCGGTGAACTGGCATCCGGTTCCTGCCACTGGAGCGTGCTCCTGAGGCGCGGTTGACGGAATAACGATCTTTAACGGTTTGTTCCCTATATTTAACGATGAATTTTCCCAG